ATACCTAAACCCAACATGCTCCGAAGGAGGTTCCTTACATTTGCCTATGTTTTTACAAACAAATGCGATGTCAATACCTGATAGAGAATGGAGTATAATGGGCGATATGGTTTTAGCTTCTATAAATGACCTGAGACATGCTAATGGCGGAACAGAACCGGTTGTCGTAACCGTATTCGCCTGGGCTGAGGATGTGAGTGTATCTATTCCTACCCAAAATGTTCCAGAAATGGACGAGCATGATATTGGAGTCGTTTCTAGACCTGCTTCTGCAGTTGCAAGATTTGCCCAATCGCTGTCCAATGTTCCGTACATTGGACCTTTTGCCATGGCTACCCAAATTGGAGCCACAGCCATAGGAACTATTGCTAAATTGTTTGGTTATTCAGCACCTAATGAATTGACCTATTCAATAATGATACCTTCAGCAAGACATTCCTTGGCAGTAGTGGATACCAAACAAGCCACAAACAAAATGACGGTGGACAGTAAACAAGAATTGACCATTTGCCCTAAAACAACTGGAATTGGTGGAACTGATGAGTTACCAATAGCCAGTATAGCTGGGCGTGAGTCTTATATAACAACATTCAGTTGGAACGTCACTGCAGATCCTGTAGATAAATTGTTGTTTTCTTCTTACGTTAACCCTGGCATACACAGGCGATTTGGCAGTGAAATTCATATGCCTGCCTGTTGTTTTGCCGCACAGCCTTTCGAGTTTTGGAGAGGATCCATGCGATTTCGATTTCAAATTGTCAGCTCAAACTTTCATAAAGGGCGCTTGCGCGTTGTATATAATCCCAATGGAAGTTTCGCAAATCCTGAATTTAATACTGTATATACTACAATTCATGATATAGCAGATGAAAAAGATTTCACAATAGATGTTGGTTGGGCTCAGAGAACTTCGTACCAGAAAGTTTTTGGTATTGATGAACCCTTAACCAATTATTTCGGACCTTTGCCTTTGCAAGATGAGGTTGAATTCACAAATGGCACACTATCCGTGTATGTACTAAACCCGTTAGTCACGGCAGGTACAGTGGTTTCCAATATTGAAATAAATGTTTTCATATCAATGTTGGATGATTTTGAAGTTGCTTCTCCCAACGAACGCATTACGTATGTTCGTTTTAGACCCGAGACAACTCCACCACCACCACGACTTAGAAACATTCCAGAGATGGATGTTGATTCGGATCAATGTGCCATAGTTGATCCACCAGTGGCTGCCACAATGGCTGACACATACATTGAGGACGATAATGTTACAAAGTTGTTCTTTGGAGAGGTAATAGCATCCTTCAGACAATTACTTAAACGATCGTACCATCATGAAGTGTCCTTTCTGCCAGAAGTTGTTGATCAAACAATTGCGAAAATTAATCGTTCGGCTTTCCCTCTTTACGGGGGATTTGTCCTAGCTGACGTAGTAGATTCACCAATTGTAACGTTTTTAGACGATAGGCACTATCTTCCGTTTGAAACGACAATGATTAATTATCTTTCGAGAGCTTATCTTGGATGGCGAGGTTCAGTTCGCTGGACTTATGACTACAGCCATACCAATAGATTAGCCACGGACTTTTCTGGGAGTTTGTCCTTCCAGCATTCTCGGGATAATTTTTATACCAATACGCATAGTTTGTTGCCGGTTACGGCCTTCAACACTTCTAGTTTGCAGAACGCTCTCAATGAGCAACAACGCGGTAGCACCTCAAGGGGGTGTTATCTTGGATCGACTGATGTCAATCCAATAATGAGTTTTGAGGTACCATTTTACTCAACTCTGCGTTTTTTACCTACAGCATTTGAACCTGATATTGGTGATGAGACAGCTGGACCAGCTTTGATTGTTAACTCAATCTTTTCTCCGTCTTCATCCCAACTTCATACATCCTTTTACAATACATATTGTTCAGCTGGAGAAGATTTCAATCTCTTCTTTTATAATGGGATGCCCCCTGTGTACTATGAGGAATCGTATTACACAGATTGATTGGCCTAACAGCCCGAGTAGCACAACCCCTGTGGGGTTGACACCGTACTTAGCGACGGTGCTCGTAGCGAGCCCACGATAATCGATAACTTTTGTTCGAATGAATCATGATAGTGTCTTTGACATTTGAGTGGTATTAATGACCTAGGGTGTAAACCTGATCATGGCGATTCGTTCTTAAGAACTATATGATGGTGGCACTAGAGTGCGTAATTCCTTTGATGTTCTATGTTATGATGGTGTAGCGACTGTCTCGTGTAAGATAAAGCCCGAACGGTAGTGGGGAGCCCACTACCACGGCGAGGATTCGTCGTTCGGTATAACTGATATTATTT